GCTCTAATTCTCGCGATTCTCAGTCTCGTGACGAGCGGCTATCCCTTGCTGACGCTGGCGGTCATCCTGCTGGCGCTCTCGCTGCTGGTCGGGTGATGCCGTCGGACCCAACCCCCACCGCCTTAGGTTCTCCGCCGCGTTCAACCAGTGCGGGTCAATCGGTCGCAAGAATCGAGTAGGCAACGGATTACACAGGTGCTGACATCTGGAGAGGACAAATCGGCGCCGGCGCTGTCATTGCGGGCGTACGCCCGGCGTCGCGACACGTCCGTTGAATCGGTCCGCCGGGCGATCAAGCGCGGGCGGTTGAAGGCATCGCTCGTCCTCGTGAACGGCAAGCCGCAGATCGGCGATCCGGATCTCGCCGACCGTGAGTGGCAGGCGAACACGGACTACTCCAAGGCGCCAGGGTCGGTGCGTGAAGAGGCGGATCGGCGAGCTGTCGCGGGCCGTGACACGCCGTCTGAGACACCCACCAGCGACGCTGAGGAGCCGCTGACGCTGACGCAGGCGACGGCAGAGGAAAAGCGCTGGAAGGCGAAGCTCGCGGAACTCGAGTATGCGAAGAAGTCGGGCGAGCTCGTGAACGCGCTCGAGGTCGAGCACTCGCTGGTGGACGTCTTCGCCAGGTGCCGGACCAAGCTGCTGGGCGTGCCGAGTAAGGCGAAGGCGGCGCTCCCGCACTTGAGCCACGCGGACGTGGTGGCGATTGACCGGATTATCCGTGAGTCGCTCGAGGATCTGGTCCCCCCGCCGGCCGAGGCGCAGAGCACCGCGGCATGACGGGCGTCGATGTCGGCGTCATCGTGAACCGGGCGCTCGGGGCTTGGAAGCCGCCGCCTCGGCTGAATCTCTCGGACTGGGCAGAAGAGCACTTCTACCTCTCGCCAGAGTCTGCGGCAGAGCCAGGGCGGTGGAGAACGTTGCCGTATCAGGTCGGCGTGATGAACGCGATCACCGATCCGGCTGTGGTTCAGGTCTCCTGGATGAAGTCGGCGCGGATCGGGTACACGAAGGTCGTCGGGGCGACGGTCGGCTACTACGCGCATCAGGATCCCTGCCCGATCATGGTGGTCCAGCCGACGATCGAGGACGCGCAGGGGTACTCGAAGGAAGAGATCGCCCCGATGCTGCGCGACTGCCCGGCGCTGGCCGGCATCGTGCCGGAGCCGACGACGCGTGACTCTGACAACACGATTCTCCTGAAGCGGTTCCCGGGCGGGTCGCTCTCGATCGTCGGGGCCAACAGCGCGCGCGGGTTCCGGCGCGTCTCGAGGAAAGTCGTCATCTTCGACGAAACCGACGGGTATCCGCCGAGCGCCGGCACGGAAGGTGACCAGATTCAGCTCGGCATCCGCCGCACGGATACGTACTGGGACCGAAAGATCATCGCGGGCTCGACGCCGACGGTCGCGGGCCGGAGCCGGATTGAGCAGCTGTTCCTCGCGGGCGATCAGCGGCGGTACTACGTGCCCTGTCCGGAGTGCGGGGCGATGCAAGTGCTGACGTTTCCGCACTTCACCTGGCCGAAAGGGAAGCCAGAGCTCGCCGCGGTCGTCTGCATCGAGTGCGGCAGTGAGGTCGAGCACAAGCACAAACGCGACATGGTGCACGCGGGGGAGTGGCGACCGGGCCCGCATGCGCAGTTCCCGGATCTCCCGGCTCCGGGACCATTCACCGGGCACGCGAGCTTTCACCTGTGGGCCGGGTACAGCTTCAGCCCGAACGCCACATGGGGCCAGCTCGCGACGGAGTTCGTCTCAGCCGAGCGCGCCGGCGCCGAGCACCTGAAGACGTTCGTCAACACCGTCCTCGGCGAGCCCTGGCAGGAGCGCGGGGACGCGCCGGAGTGGCAGCGCTTGTATGCGAGACGCGAGGCGTATCCGATTGGCACATGTCCTCGAGGCGTGCTGTTCCTGACGGTCGGCGTGGACGTCCAGAAGGATCGCCTGGTCTACGAGATCGTCGGGTGGGGCCGCGAGAAACGGTCCTGGTCCGTCGATGCGGCGGTCCTCCACGGCGATACGTCGGACGCGACGGACAAAGGCCCATGGCTCGCGCTCAATGCGCTGCTGGCGAAGACCTATCCGCACGAGAACGGGATCGCCCTGAACGTGGCCATGCTGGCGATCGACTCCGGGTACAACACGAACGCCGTCTACGCGTGGGCTCGGCAGCATGCCATGTCGCGGGTCATTGCGATCAAGGGCGTCTCGACTGGACACGCGCTAATCGGACCACCTTCGAAGGTCGACGTCACAGTCTCAGGGCGGACGCTGAAGGGCGGCTACAAAGTGTGGCCGGTCGCGGGCAATCTCGCGAAGAGCGAGCTCTATGGCTGGCTGGCGCTCGAGGCCCCAACGATCGAGGCAATCGCGCAAGGGGCGACGTTTGCACCCGGGTTCTGCCACTTCCCCGAATACGGTGAGGAGTATTTCTCACAGTTGACGGCCGAGCAGCTCGTCACCAAGCGATCAGCTCGAGGCTTCCCGGTGTTCACCTGGGAGCAGATCCCTGGCCGCGAGAATCACTACCTCGATGCGCGGGTCTACGCGCGGAGCGCCGCGGCCGTCGCCGGGCTTGATCGGTTCCTCGAGCGCGATTGGGCGGCGCTCGAACATGCGATCGGGGAAGACAAGGCGCCGGAGCTCGGCGCCGCTGACGTTGTGCCGGATCCCCCCTCACAACCGCCGGTTGCCGCGGCGCCGCGATCGCGATGGATCGCTCCGCGCCGCGGCGGCTGGTTGAAAGGGCATTAGATGGCTGACGATCAGGACTATCTCGACACGCTGAAGGCCCGGCGCGCGCAGTTCGCCGGCATCCGGTCCACGACGTTCTCGGACCAGTCGACGACGTTCGACAACGAGGCGCTCGACAAAGAGATCGCCAGGGTCGAGCGGGTCCTAGCGGGTGGCTCGCGCACACGGTACGCCGCCACGTCGAAGGGTGTCTGATGACGCCAGTCGCGAGCGTGATCATCCCGTCGTATCAACACGCGCAGTACATCCGCGACGCGGTTGACAGCGCGCTGGCGCAGACGGTGCCGGTCGAAGTGATCGTCGTGGACGACGGCTCGACCGATGACACCGTGGCGCAGCTGGCGAGCTATGACGAGCGGGTCACAGTGATCCGGCTGCCACACGGCGGGCCGAGCGTGGCGCGCAACGCGGGGATCGATGCCGCGCGCGGCGAGTTCGTCATGCTGCTCGATGCCGACGACTTCATCATGCCGAACAAGGTGGAGCGGCAGCTCGCGGAGTTCACGCCGGACATCGGGTGGGTGTTGTGCGATACCCGCATCGAGGACGAGTCGAAGCAGCGCATGACGAGGGCGTCGGTCCAGTATGACTACGGGCGGAAGCAGCTGGGCGGCTGGATCCTGCCGCTGCTGGATCATGGCAACTTCATCCCGATCATGGCGCCGCTGATTCGCCGGTCGGTGCTCGGCGACACGATCAGGTTTTCGGATCACGACGTGCCAGAGGATTGGGCGTTCTGGCGAAAGGTCGCCTCGTCGGCGCGCCTGCGGTACGTGCCGGAAGTGCTGGCGGTCTATCAGAAGCGGAAGAACGGCCGGAGTCGCCTGCCGTTGAAGGCGCGGCGCGCGCTGCCCAACATCACGATGCCGTTGCGGCTGAACCTCGGATGCGGGACACCCGGCACGGCGAGCTGGCATCCGATGGAGGGCTTCGTCAATCTCGACAAGGGCCTCGGCTGGTACTTCGAGGACGGGCTGGGAGAGTTCGCCGATCATTCCGTGGCCGGGATCACGATCAGTCACGCGCTGATGTACGTGCCGCTCGACAAGTGGCCGTCCGTGTTCGGTGAGTTCGCGCGCGTCCTGGCCGAGGATGGAGTCATTCGGATCACGGAGGACGTGACAGACGATCCCGCGAGCAGCCGGTACAAAGGCTGGCGTGGATCCGAGCCGGCGGTAACGCTGACGACCGCGGAGCTCGTGAAGGCGCACCTCGCGAGGGCTGGCCTCCTGGCGTCCGATACGAACGAGCGCGACAGCGTCTATCGCGATGGCTCATTGCGACAGGCGCAACACGGGAAGCCGCCGCACGTCTTTTTCGTCGAGGGGCAGAAGTTGCGCGGGACACTCTTCGCCCCGCATTCCGATGATGAGACCCTCTTCGCCGCCTTCACGATCCTTCGCTATCGGCCGCGCGTCGTCGTGTGCTATCCGAGCACGGGTGACTACGGAACGACGGAGGCGCGCGAGGCAGAAACGCGGTCGGCCATGACGGTGCTCGGCGCGTCGGTGATCGAGCAGTGGCAGGGCGGGAACATCGTGCACGCGATGCGTGATTTCGACGCGCGCGTCCATCCGTTGCGTGTATGGGCGCCGCACACCAAGGCCTCGCATCCGGATCACATCGCGGTCGCTCGCGCCGCTCGGGAAGTGTTCGGCTCGCGCGTCGTCAGCTATCACACCTACGACCTGAACGGCAAAGTTCGTGACGGGCGGCCGGTGGAATTCGAGCCGGCGTGGGTCGGTCAGAAGCTGCGCGCGCTGGCGCGGTATGAATCGCAGCACGCCCATCCGCGGGCGCACAAGTTTTTTACCTGGGACCTCGAGGAGTTCTATGCGGAGGGCGCGGCATGAATGAATTCGAGCTCTATCCGGTAGAGCGACACTGGTGGTCGTTCAACGATTACCGTGCCGTGCTCGACACGATGCGCGCACTGAAGCCGTCGCGCGTCTTGGAATTCGGGCCTGGCTCGTCGACGCTGGCGCTCATCGAAGGCGGGGCGACGCACATCGACACATGCGAAGACGATCCGGACTGGGCGGGCGTCTACGAGGAACGGCTGCAGGCGAAGTACCCAGAGGTCGTGACGCTGCATCGCTACGCCTGGCATGAACCGCTCGCCATCAAGGCGATCGACGCGCAGACATACGACCTCGCGCTGATCGACGGGCCGCTCGGGACGAACCGGCGGCCAGCGGTGGTCGCTTACTGCCTCGATCGCTGCCGCGCGGTGCTTGCGCCGACTGAGGATGGCAACCCGGGATTCAGGCTGGAGCTGCGGCGGATTGCCGAGGCGCGCGGGCTCACGCTCGAGATTCGAGAGACGGGGCCACTGTCCGGCGGGTTCGCGTTGCTGACGCAACCCAAGCTCGAATCGGGCGCGCAGAAGATGACCCGCCGCCAGAAGCGACAAAAGGTGAGGTCGACGCCATGAAGCTCTCAGTTCTCTGCTGGTCGTGGGGAGGGAAGTTCGGCCCGGAGTATGTGAACCGCCTCCGCGCCGGACTGTCGAAGCATCTCCATCTTGATCACGAGCTCGTGTGCGCGACCGACGATCCGAAAGGGCTCGACGGCGACATCCGGACGCTTCCGATCACGGAGTTCCTCGGCACGCCCCGCTGCCGTCGGAGGATGGCGCAGTTTTCGCGCGAGTTCGCGTCTCAGGTGGGGAAGCGGATCCTCAGCATCGATCTCGACGTCGTGCTCGTCGACGACATCACGCCGATCGTGAATCGCCCGGAGCCGCTCGTGTGCTGGAAGGTCGCGCATGCACAGGTCTACAGCGGAAGCTTCGTGCTCATGACCGCCGGCGTCCTCGACGGGCTCTATCAGCGATTCAAGGCCGACCCGGAAGGCTACCCGGTGAAGGTGCAGCCGCGGGGCGTCCCGTCCGACCAGGCGATGCTGAATCACTACCTCATCGCGCGGATCCCCTATTGGACCGAGGACGATGGATTCGTGACCTACTTCGGCGATGGCTACGAAGCGTATGAAGCCGGAGGCCTCGGGCCTCGGCATCGCAAGCTGCCGCCGGAGGCGCGGATAGTCGTGCTCGGGTCGGCGGATAAGGCCGTGATGGACGAGGGGCGGTACGAGTGGGTGAGGCGGCACTGGTCCTCACTCGCGTCGAGGGTCGCCGCGTGAAGATCTACCCGATGGTCCCCTACTCGTCGACGATGAATCTCGGCGGCGCGTACAACGCCGCGATGCAGACGATTCCTGAAGACGCATGGGCGATCATGATCGACCACGATGCCATGCTCACGACGCGGGAATGGTATCGGCAGTTCGAGGAGGCGATCGCGGTCGTGCCGGATGCCGGGGCGATCTGCGCGATGACGAATCGCATCGCCGCGCCGTGGCAGCAAATCGGGAACAAGCTCAGTCACGACGTCGCGTATCACCGGAAGTTCGGCACCGAACGGTTGAAGGTCAGGACGCTGCTCGACGTCACCGAGACCAAAGGTTTCGGGGGCGTGTGCTTCGCGGTGTCCAAAGCCGCGTGGCGCGACGCCGGCGGATTCAAAGACGGCCTGCTCTGCGTCGATCACTCGCTCCACTTCGGGCTGCAGAAGATCGGTCGACGCGTGTGGCTGCACGAAGGAATCTATCTCTATCACTGGCGTCGTGCCTTCGGCGACGAGCTCCCAGAGAATACCCCGCGCGTGGCGAATTGCCCCTGCCGCGGCGACGAAACGATGCCGACGCGGCGGATCACGCTGCCAGAAAGGTCGACCGATGACCGTGCAACCTACGTGGCTTGATCGCGCGGCCGGCTTCATCTCGCCGCGCTGGAAGTTGAATCGGATCCGTGCGCGCGCCGCGGCCGACCTGTTCATCCGCCACTACGAAGCCGCCGGCAGCGGCCGACGGACGCAGGGCTGGCGCCGCAGTAGCGGTGACGCGAACGTCATCATCGGGCCAGCGCTGGCGAGGCTCCGCGAGAACGCCCGCGACCTGGTCAGGAACAATCCGTACGCGGAAAGCGCCGTGTCGACAATCGTCGATCACACCGTCGGCTGGGGCATCGTGGCCAAGCCGAACCCGATGAACAAGCGGGCGCTCGAGACGTGGATGGAGTGGGCCGAGACCACGGCCTGCGATGCGGACGGGCGTCATGATTTCTACGGCCTCCAGAAGCTGGTCAACCGGACCGTCGTCGAATCGGGGGAAGTCCTGGTCCGGCGCCGCATTCGTCGCCCCGAAGACGGTTTCCCGCTCCCGATTCAGCTCCAGGTGCTCGACCCGGACTTCCTCGACACGCTGAAGGATACGACCGGGTTCCCGATCGCTGGCACCCAGAACCGCATCATCCAGGGCGTCGAGTTCGACGCGATCGGACGGCGCATCGCCTACTGGCTGTTCCCTGAACATCCCGGGTCCGCGATAGGGTCGCTGTCGTCCGTGCGTGTTCCAGCTGAAAGCGTGCTCCACATTTTCAAGCCGACACGGCCTGGTCAGGTGCGTGCGCCGTCCTGGTTCGCGCCGGTGCTTCTCCGTTTCAAGGATTTCGACGAATTCGAAGACGCGACCCTGATGAAGCAGAAGATCGCGGCCTGTCTGGCGGTGCTCACGAGTGATGTGGACGGAGCGGCGCTGCCGCCGGCGCTCGGCACGGCCGACGACACGACCAACCCGGGTATCGACAGCCTTGAGCCTGGCGCGATCCTGAATATGCCGGCTGGCCGCACCGTCGAGGTCGTGCAGCCGCCCTCGGTGAACGAGTACGGCGACTACTCGTCGACGGTCCTCCGAGCGATTGCGACCGGCCTCGGGGTCACCTACGAGGATCTCACGGGAGATTACTCGGACATGCCCTTCTCGGCGGCGCGGATGTCCAGGCTCCGACACGAGGCGCGGATCCACGATTGGCGCTGGCGCGTCCTGATCCCCCAGTTCTGCGATCCCGTCTGGAACTGGGTCATGGAAGTAGCCGTTGTGATGAACCGCGTGGGCGGCGCCGTGCCGCAAGCCGCGTGGACGCCGCAACCCCTCCCCCTGGTTGATCCTCAGCGCGAAGGCGCCGCTACGCAGCAGCTGATTCGCGCGGGCCTGCAGACGCTGCCGGAAGCCATCCGAGAGCGCGGCTACGACCCGGATGAACTGCTGGCCGAGTACGCGGCCTGGAACAAGAAGCTCGACGACCTCGGCATCGTGCTCGATAGCGATCCGCGGCAGACGAGCGCCGCCGGGCTGACGCAGGCGCGGCCGAAGGGCACCGTGGCGCCGGCACCGGGCGAGTACGACACGTCGGATGGGGAAGACGCCGCCGTGGCGGCCGCGAAGAAAAAGACGGCCTCGCTTCCTCGATGGGGCGTGATTGGGGGCCAGCGGTGACACCGCCGCGCCTGGAAGCGTGCTACTTCGAAACGAGTTCGGCGGGGCGCTGGACGCGGCTCGCGCGCGTGCTCAGGGCGACGGCTGAGGAGCACTGCCCGGAGTGGGGCATTCGCGTGGAGGCCATCAGGCCGTCGATCGATCCGAGGGCCGAACCGCCGCGGTCCTGGCAGGCGAACACCCAGAAGCTCGGACAGTGGGCCAGGCGGGTCGAGGAATCCGCAGACGGCGACCGGATCCTCCTGATCGACGCAGACACGTTCGTCTGTCGGCCGCTCGATGACGTCTGGACGCTCGACTTCGACCTGGTCTACACGACGCGCCGCGGCCCGTTCCCGTTCAACGCCGGCGTGCTGTTCCTTCGAGTGTCCGACCGGATCAGGGCGTTCATGCGGGCGTGGGTCGAGGCGAACGCCGCCATCATGGCCGACACGATCACGCCACGCGAGTCCTGGATCCGGCGGTTCGGCGGGGTGAACCAGGCGTCGTTGGCCGGGCTACTCGATGCGCCGCCTGTGGATCTGCAGATCGTGACGCTGCCCTGTCGGGAGTGGAATTGCGTCGACGGCTATTGGCATCACTTCAAGCCGGAGCTGACGCGGATCGTTCACGTCAAGGGCGATCTCCGTCGGGCCTGCCTGGGGATGTCTCCGGCGACGGAGGATGTCGCGGAGCTCGCACAGGTGTGGCGACGGATCGACCGTGAGGCTGGCGCGCGTCCAGCCGTGAGGATACCCGCATGATTCGACCGGAAGACCTTCAGGATCGGGCGATCTATCGTGCGCCGATCGATCGACAGGAGCCCGAAGCGGTCGCCGATGAGGACGAGAGCGACCGCTCGACACCGGATGAACCCTGCCATCCAGGGCAACCGGCGGCCGTTGAGCACGGCGAGCGGACGGGCGGCGATCCTGGCCATGGCGAGGAGGCGTAAGGCGATGGAGACACGAGACGCATCCACCGGCGCGCGTGCGCCGCTGGTGTCGCTCCCGTCGCGGCAGCGGGCCGTACTTGACGCGGTCGTTCGCTACTATCGCGGCACCGGTGAGGCGTGCCCCGGGTCATTTGTCGCGCGTCGGCTGAATCTGCATCATTCGACCGTCCGCGAACACCTGGCTGCGCTCCATCGAAAAGGCTGGCTCAAAGGCCCAAACTCGCCGGGCATTCCGACCCGCTGGTAGCAGCTCTCACCCCCGCCATGTCTGCGGCCCCGCAGAGTTAGCGGGGTTCTGACGCAGCCCGAGCGCGCGATGCTGTTCCCCATGCGAGAACAGCCGCAGACCATTGAAGTTCCTCCGCTCTGCGTTCGCGCGGCCGTGTCTACGGTCAACGAAGACAAGCGCACGGTCGATCTCGTGTTCAGCACTGGCGCGGCCGTCGAGCGCTATGACTGGATGTCCGGTGGCCGCTACCGCGAAGTCCTATCGCTCAATCCTGACCACGTTCGTATCGACCGCCTGAACACCATCGGGCCACTGCTCGACGCGCATTCTTCCTATTCCATTGCCGACCAGATCGGCGCCGTCGAGCCGGGCACCGTGCGGATCACGAAGAACGGGGCGCTCGCAACGGTGCGTTTCAGCAAGCGGGACGCCGTCGAGCCCATCTGGCGGGATGTCGTGGACGGCATCATCAAAAGCGTCTCGGTCGGGTACCGCGTCCTCAAGTTCGAAGAGGACAAGGGCGTCGACGGGGCGATTCCCACGCGGACCGCCACGTTGTGGGAACCCTACGAAATCTCAATGGTCCCCATGCCGGCGGACGCTGGCGCACGTGTACGCAGTTCGCAGATCGAAACCAATCCTTGCGTGCTCGTCACGCGCACTCAGGAGTCAACGACGATGTCCGAGAATCAGCCCGAATCCATCGCCGAGCGGAATCCGCTCGATCCTGGTGCGCCGATCACGCCGCGACTGAGCCTGGAAACGCCGGCCGCAACCGAACCGACGGAAGCCGACCAGGGCGCGGACGTCGAGCGTGCGCGCATCCGCGGCATCATGGACGGCTGCACGGCCGCGCGCATTCCCACCGCGTTCATGAATCGCCTGATCGACAACAAGGTCCCGCTGGTAAAGGCGCAGGCGGAGATCCTGGACGAGCTCCGAAAGCGCGGGTATGACGAGGTCGCTCCGCAGCGACCGCACAGCCGCGGTCCGGAGGTCGCCGGCGGGGTCGACAACCTGGTGCACGTCCGTTCGGGCATCGTGGACGCGCTCCTACATCGCATCAATCCTTCCGCCTTCAAGCTCACCGACACGGGCCGGCTCTATCGCGGCATGAACATGCTCGATGTCGCCAGGTCGTACCTGCAGGCCCGCGGGCAGCGCGTGACGGACATGACGAAGAACCAGCTCGCCGGCGAGGCGCTCGGGCTGACGAATCGCGGCGGGATGCACACGACCTCGGACTTCTCGGATCTGCTCGCCGACGTGGCGAACAAGTCGCTCCGTCGGGCCTACGAAGAGCAGCCGCAGACGTGGGCGCCGCTCGCCAGCCGCAACACGCTCCCCGACTACAAGACGGTGAAACGCCTGCAGTTCGGTGACGCGCCGTCCCTGCTCGAGATCAAAGAGCACGGCGAGTACACCTTCGGCACCATCGGCGAGGGCAAGGAAGAGTACGGGCTCGTCAAGTACGGCCGGAAGTTCGCGATCACCCGCGAGGCCATCATCAACGATGACCTGAACGCCTTCTCCCGGCTGCCGATGATGTTCGGCCGGAAGTCGCGGATCCTCGAATCGGATCTCGTGTGGCGCCAGATCACCAGCAACCCGACGATGGGTGATGGCAACGCGCTCTTCAGCGCGGCCCATGCCAACCTCGAAACGGACGGCGATCACATCTCGGTCGTCAGCCTCGGACGCGCGCGGGCCAGCCTCCGCGTGCAGACCAGTCTCGACGGGTCGTACCTGAACCTGAGCGCGCGGTACCTGCTCGTGCCGACCGTCATCGAGACCAAGGCCGACCAGTTCGTCACCGTGATCACGCCGCAGCTCTCCGGGAACGTCAACCCGTTCCAGGGCAAGCTCCAGGTCATCGCCGAACCGCGGCTCGACGCGAACAGCGCGACGGCGTGGTACACCGCGGCCTCGCCGGATCAGGTCGACATGATCGAAGTCGCCTATCTGGAAGGCGAAGAGGGCCCACAGGTCGAGAGCCGTGTCGGCTTCGACGTGGACGGCGTCGAGATCAAGTGCCGTCTGGACTTCGGCGCGAAGGTCATCGACTGGCGCGGGTTCCACAAGGATCCGGGAGACCTCGACAGCTAATCGGCTGAGCACAGTTGACGCGATAGGAGACATCACAGATGGCAACGAACTATGTGCAGCCGGGCAGCGTGCTGGCGCTCACGGCGCCCGGCGGTGGAGTCGTCAGCGGCACGGCGTACCTGTTCGGGACGATTGTCGCGGTCGCGATGGTCGACGCCGACGCGGGCGAGACCTTCTCTGGAAAGATCACCGGCGTCTTCAGCTACACCAAGCCGGGATCACAGGCGTGGACGGTGGGCGCGGCGGTCTATTGGGACGACTCCGCGAAGAAGTTCACGACCACGTCTGGCGGCAACACCTTGGCAGGGATTGCCGTCGAGGCCGTCGGATCGGGATCGGGCGAGACGACCGGCAAGGTGCTGATCAACGGGCTGCCTGACACGGACGTCTAGTTGGCCGACCTGAGCGCGATTCGTTCGCTCGTGCTCGAGGTCAACCAGTTGGCGCACGGGGTCGACGTCGTGGTGACGAGGCCGGCCCCTGACAACGACCCGATCGAGACGCGCGGGATTTGGTTGACGCCACTGACCGAAGACGTGCCGATCGGGATGGACTTTCAGCGGCGGGAACCGATTCGCGTCATCGCGCTCTCGAGACTGGCGGTGCCGACGGTGCCGCGGGGCACGGTCATCGTGGCGCCAGAGAAGGCCGGCGACGACGACGAGGAGTGGCTGGTGGATGGCGTGGAACGGGTCGAAGCCGACCATAGCCGCGTGACCGTGCGACGGATCGAAACCTGATGCCACCGCTGCAGACGCGCCGCGAACAGTTGCTCGGCGCGTTCAAGGCGCGGCTGCAGGAGATCACCGAGGCCAACGGGTTCTGGACCGAAGCCGGCCTGACGGTCTTCATGGGGGAAGCGCCGGATCTGGGACCGAATGATCCCGATCAGGCCATTGCGATCGTCGTCGGCGACGAGGAGCAGAACTGGCAGCTCCCAGGTAAGGGGATCGGGATCCGGTTACCGCTCGCCGTGCAAGCGGTCGCGAAAGTCGGCACCGACGAAGACGCAGCCTGGCAGACGGTCGAACGCCTGATCGGCGACATCCAGCGGGCGATCGAGACGACAGATCCGCTGGTGGATGGCTGGTCTGACTGGCCACTCGAGATCGGCCCGGTTCGGACGCTGAAGCGCGAGACCGGGAGCACGAACGTCGGATCGGAACTGACCTACAGAGCGGTCTACAAAAGGGGCTGGGGATCTCCGTAGATGGCAGGCGAGCTCAACTTCCAACGGCTGAAGCAACCGAACGCCATTGCGCGGGCGCTGAACCGGTCGATCGGGAGCGCGAGCACGATCATGAGCCGCGAGATGGCGGGCGATCTGGGGCTGAAGGTCGGCGACGTCAAGACGGAGATGCGCGTCAAGGAAGCGCGGCCGGACGACCTGGTTGCGCGGCTCTCGGTCAGCGGCAAGCGGATTCCCCTGATCAAGTTTGGCGCGAAGGGTCCGGAGCCGTCGCGCGGCCGCGGGCGCGGTGTGACGGCGCGATTGTCCGGCGGTCGCAACCGCTACCCGAACGCCTTCATCGCCACGGTCGGATCCGGCCATCGCGGCGTGTTTATTCGGAAGGCGAGCCTCCTGCGCAAGTCGCCAGGTGCGTGGGGCAAGAACCTCCCGATCACCGAATTGCGCGGACCGTCGCTGCCGCACGTCTTCCGAAAGTTTCTTCCGATCGGGCTCGCACGCGGGCAGGAACAGCTGGCCAAGAACCTGGCCCATGAATTGTCGTTTGCGGCGCGGTCGGCCGCCTAGGAGCGAGAGACACCATGAACACCCTGCCCTATGAAGTCATCGCCGCGCCCTACACGGTGTGGCGTGCCCCGGCGAAGACGGCCATCCCTGAGATCTCCTCAGCGCCTGGCGTTGCCTGGACCAGGGTCGGCCTGAGCGGCGACCTGAACTACGACGACGGGACGGGCGTCATCATCGTGCCCGAGCAGACGATCGTGGAGTGGCGGGCGCTCGGTGACTCCGGTACGCGCAAGGTCTTCCGCACGTCCGAGGGATTCAAGGTCCGGTTGAAGCTGGTGGACATCCGGGCGGAAGGTCTCTCGATCGGTATCAACGATAACGAGGTCACCGACACCGCCTCAGGCGTCTCAGCCGCGGGCTTCCGCAAGGTCGGTCTCTCGCGGGGCTTTGATGTGTCGACGGGCGCGCTGTTGGTCCGCGGGTCGGTCTCGCCTTACGGCGAGGACTGGAATTCTCAGTATTACGTGCCCATCGCCGCGCTGACCGGCAATCCCACGCTGGCCTACGTCAAGGGTGTCCCGGTCGGTATCGACATCGAGTGGACGGCCCTGATCGATCCCGATGCGGCGGTCGATGAGCGGCTCGGCGTCTACATGGCGCAAGACTCGGACGTCAACACCTAGACACCCATGGGCGAGAGTCTCGCCGGGCGCGTGCAGCGCCTGCAGACCGAACGCCGGGAGCACAAGCGCGCGATCGAGTTTCATCGTCGCGCGCTCGCCGGCGTGATGAGCGAACTGACAGAAATCGAGCAGGGCAACCGGCGCCTCGGTGTCGTGCTTCAAGTCCCAGAACCACTAGGCGACACAACCGACGGCGAAGGAGTTATCCATGGCCGAACCCGCACTGCTTGATCTCCTCACCACCCAGACGCGCCCGGTCGCCAAGATTGACGGCCGCGAGTACGACATCCGCACCTCGAACGATCTGACCCTGTTCGCCTACAAGCGCTTTCAGAAGCTGTCGCCCCTCGTGGGGGAGCTCCTGCTCAAAGACGACATGACGGCGGAAGACGGCGACGTGCTGACGCGGCATCTCGACGAAGCCTGTCGGCTCATTCTCGATGCCCCTGACGAGGTCCAGAAGCGATTGGGCGACGTGAACCGCCTGACAATCTTCGGGGTTTTTACCGATCTCTTGACGCCGAGCCTCACGCGGACAAGAGCGAGCTCGGAGGCGTCCTCAGAACCTGGGACGACATCATCCCCAGGCTCACCCGGTTCTACCCCGGCACCGGCCCGGTCGAATGGTGCACGCAAGTCCCGCTCGGGACGATCAAAGCGTACGTGACGATGCTCCCCAGGCTCGAAGCGGAGGAATCGCTGCTCGCGGCTCAGCGGACCGCTGTGGGGTCTGGGACGGCTGGCAATACCGGCACCCAGATCGCGCAGAAGTGGGCGCAGGCCGCGAACGTGGGCCAGCCGCAGTTGAAGCAGAAGCCGACGAAGAAGGATCTCCGCGGGCTCGGCATCGGGTCCCGTCCGTGGCCGAAGCCCCATGGCGACTGAGACCGTCGGCACGGCCGTCCTCGAGCTCAAGGTTGATGACGCGAAGTACAACGCGTCCGTCGACAAGAACGAGCAGAAGGCCAAGCAGCTCCAGGTCACGTTCGACAAGGTCAGCTCTGACATTTCGAAGAACGCTCAGGAAGTCGCCAAGCTCACGAGTAATCTCTTCGGCGATTCGGTCATTCAGAAAGCCCACCAATACGCGACGGCTGTGGCCGCTGTCGGCGGGGCCGCCAAACTTTCGGCCGCCGAACAGAAAGCCGCCTTCGATTCCGTCACGGCCGCGATCGACAAGCTGAAGGCGCGCGGCGAATCCATCCCCGCATCGTTCTCGAAACTCGCCGACGCGACGAAGCCGCTCGACCCGGTCCCACAAAAGTTCTCACTCGCACAAAAAGCCTCCGATGCGTTGAAGGGCTCGCTCGTCCAGCTCGCGTCAGGCTTTGCCCTCGGCAACCTGATCACCAGCGCGGTCAGCGGGATCGTCTCCTGGGGCAAGGAAGCGTTCGACGCCGCCGGCAAGACGGTCGACATGGCCAACAAGACCGGCCTCTCGACCGAGACGATCCAACGAATGGCGTTCGTCGCGAAGCAGACCGGTGCGGAGCTGGAGACCTTCACGAATGCCGCCTTCAAGCTGGGCGTGCAGATGTCGACCGGCACCGGGAGCACGCGGAAGGCGGTCGAGGCGCTCGGGCTGTCGTTCGACGATCTCCGAAAGAAGAAGCCGGACGAGCAATTCGATCTCGTCGTGGCAGCGCTCGGGAAGATGGAGGACGCGCAGCAGCGCAACGCGATCGCGGTCCAGTTATTCGGGGGGAAATCCAAAGACATTCTCTCGGCGATCAAGGATGGGTACGCGGACATCGCGAACCAGGCCGACGTGGCGAGCGATGCGCAGATCCGGGCGCTCGATGCCGCCGGCGATGCGCTGGATCGCTTCATCGCCAACCGCAAAGCCAATCTGACGGCCGCGCTCGGCACGGCGGCGCTCGCGGGTGAGGGCGCCAGTGAAATCGGCCTCGGAAAAACGCTCGCGCTCCTGATCTCCGGCGGCCCGCAAGCGGCGGCCACGCTGGCGGCGATCGGCGCGGCGGCCGCAGACACCGCAAAGAAGACGGCCGAAGCCATCCCTGCGCCCGAGAAGACGCGATCGTATGTGGCCGAACTGAAGGAAGCCGAGACCGCCTACAAGAACCTGTCGAAGTCGACCCTCGACGAGGTCCGCGCCGCCCAAAAGCTCGGCGCCACGAACGACGAGATCATCAACCAGTTCTCTGACAAAGGGGTCACCGAGGGCGTCCTCAAGCTGATCACGCAAGGCACGGCCGATCTCACCAAGGGGATGAACGAGGCCGCGCGCGAAGCGAAGAAGCTCGCCGAGGCGCAGGACCAGATCGCGTCCGTCTCGGTGCCACTCGTCGGTCAGCAGCGCGATCTCGTGGCCTGGCTGGCGAAGCGTGGCGCGAGCGAGAGCGACATCGCGAAAACGCTCGGCGTGACCGCCACCCAGGTCAAGGAAGTCATCGCGATCGAGAAGGTCCGCACCGATGCCCTGAAAGTCGCGGACAAGCAGGCGCAGGAGTTCGTCGACCATCAGCGGAAAGCGATGGACGCCACGGCGAAGGCCATCCTGGAGAGCGTCGCGGCGATCCAGAAGCTCGATCAGGAGCTCTCGCTCCAGGGCACGAGCGGCCTCAATCGCGAGCTGATTCAGATCGAGCAGAACCGGACGGCGGCGGTCAAGGCGATCGAGAACGTCGGTGAGGTGGAGTCCGAGATCACGCGCGAGCGACGCGCGAAGATCGACGAATTCTACGACCATCAGCGACGGGTCGCACTCGGCACGATGGACACGCTTGTCGAGCGGATGCATGCGGCCGGCATCCTCACGCGGAGCGAGCTCCAGCAGCAGGCCGACAACTTCAAGCGCGATTACGACCAGATGCTCGCGTCGGGCCTCTATACGACGGAGCAACTCAACGAGGCCTGGCAGCGCTATCGCGAGGCCCAGAAGAAGCTGCACGCCGAGACCCTCGCGCAATGGATGGAGCTCGGCCAGGTCATTCAGGCCATCGCCCGGAACATCCCCGGGGTCGCTGGGCAGCTGACGTCCTCGGTGGGCGGGGCCATCACGCAAATCGCCAACGTGATGCAGGCGAATCGGGATTGGGCCGAGAACACGAAGCACACGACCGCCGAGATCATCGGGCACTACGGCGCCGCGATCGATACCGTCGTCGGGTTCGGTCGGCTCCTCTTCGACGTGTTCAAGCCGGGCGGCATGATCGACAAGTTGACCGGGCACGACCTCGATCGGACATTCAGTGGGCCGCTCAATCAGTTCATCACCGCGCACGGGGGCGTGAGCAACATCAGGACGCAGGGCATCACGGCCGGGTTCAACACCGACCTCCTGCTCACGACGGACAGCGCGAAGAAATTCCAGCAGCAGTCGGCGATGTTCGATCAGGCGCTCCAGAAGAGCAACGACCTCCTCCAGCGCTACGGCCTGACGTGGAAGGACCTCGGCGCGAACATCCAGAAAGCCAACATCGACCAGATCACGCGGCAACTGATTCAAGATTCGCACGCGCTCTACCTGGCTGGTGTCACCGACTTCGACAAGCGCGTGAAGGCCATGTCGAGCGGCTTGAATCAGATGGTTCTCGATGCGGTGCAGACGGGCCAGAAGATCCCGAAGGCTCTGCAGCCGATGCTCGAGACCCTGATCCGATCGAAGGGTCTGTCGGAGGAGGCGGCGAAGGCGCTACTCGGGATGGCCGACGACGGGGCGCCATCATTCGATGAAATCAAGGCGGCGGCCGAACGCTACGGGATCGAGATTTCGCAGCTCGGACCGAAGATCAACCAGCTTCGGATCAACGACATCGCGAAGCAGATCGTGGCCGACTGGACGCTTCTGCAGAAGGCTGGCGCGGACACGAACACCGTCCTCGTCGGGATGCAGAAGAGCGTCCAGGACGTCGTCACGGAGGCGCTCAAAGCGGGCCTGAAAATACCCGAAGGGATGAAGCCGATCATCGAGGCAATGATCCGTGCTGGATTGCTGACCGACGAGGACGGCAAGAAACTAACCGACCTTGGAAAGCTGGAATTCGAAAAGCCATTGGTCGATGCGATCGGCGATCTAATCAAAGCCCTCGACAAGCTGATCGACAAATTCAGCAAGGTTGGCGATGCGGCCGAGGAAGGGTTCGGCCGGGCCGGCGCCGCTGGCGGGAAGGCGACCGGAGAAGTGGCCGTGCCGCGTGGCGCCCCACCAGCGCAGCCAGGCGACCAGACAGGGACGCCAACAGGCTCTGCGCCTCCAGGGACGTCGAGTCCACCAACCGACGCACCGTCGCCTGGTCGAGCGACACCGAGGAATGGCATCGCGTACTTCCCGCCGGGGACACAGATTCTTGACGACAACGGCAATGTCGTCATGACGTTTGGCGGAGAGCCGTCCGATCCGCGCATGCGGTTCAGCCGCGGCGGCGTCGTGTACGCGTCCGAAGGCGGATGGCGCGACTTTGCGCGCTCGGAAGGCTACGGCTGGCGACCGAAGGGCGAGGACGTCATCCCGGCGATGCTCGCGATCGGTGAAGGCGTGGCGAACGCGGATACCGGGATGCCGCGTCTCGAGCCGGCTGGACTTGACGCGCTGAACACCGGACAACCGCTCCCGCCGCGGCTCCTACCGAAACTGTTCGATTCCTCGGTGCTCCGCACAGCCGCGATGGTCGGCGGGCTGATGGCGAGCGGGATCCCAGCAATGACGGGGATCTCCATGCCGCCGACGTCGACGCGGCCGGCCCCGTATCGCTCGACGATCAGCCATCCGACCACTCCTGGCCCGCAACGACCGCCGGTGATCAATCTGAGCGTCACCGTGGCGGGCGGCGTCATCAGCTCGAGCGAACAGGCTAGGCAAGTGGGCACAGCGCTCGCGAATGGTCTCCGCCGCGATCCGGACGTCCGCGCGCTGCTTCGCACACACATCAAATCGATCGTGGAGACCGGGGTATGAAGGTCCTCCGGATCGTCTTTCCGCACAAATCGATCATCGGCGCCGGCGTCTCCGGGACGGTCGATGCGACCTATCTGGCCTCCTGGTTGACAGACGGGCTCCCAGGCTATCCGGCGGTGACCTCCGGCGCCATGAGCTTGACCGTTGCGCCGTTGACACCGCTCGACGTCGACATCGTCGCGGTCTGCAATCACAACATCCCGGCAGACGCGACGATCACCGTCGGCGGGGACGTGACGGCCACGATCCCCACCGCTGCGCAGATGCCCGATTTGGTCAACCGCAACTGGTTCGTCAAGCTCGACGCGGTTGCGGAAGATGTGGACGCGCTGACGCTGTCGGTCACGTCCGGCGATGACCCCATCGTGGTCGGGGAGTTCTATGCGGGACTCTCCTGGACGCCCACCAACGGGGTCAAGCACGGGCGACAACTGGAGAGCGGACAGCAGTTTTCCTGGGAAGGGGAGTACTCCTCGCTGGCCCCCTACTGGAAGGGCGTCCGCAAGCCGCGGCGGTATCGCATCGAACTGCTGCTGGAAGACGCCGAAGTGGAGGAGCTCCAACTCGGCGAGATCGCGCAGCGCAACGGCAACCGTCCGTGCCTCGTGATCATGGACGAGACGAACAACGACGCGATGCTCGCCGTCTTCTCGTTCTCAGAAAGCACCGACGGCGGAAATCACCAATACGCGATCGAGATCGTCGAAATCCCGTCGGTGGATTGGATGGCGACTGAGGCGGCGAGCTGATGGCGCTGACCCCTCTCTACGAGGACGACTTCTCCGGCTACTCGAGCACCGTCGAAGTCGAGGACGCATACCCCTACGATCCGCCTAGCGACCTCAGTTCCTCGCTCTCCGGTGCCCCGGATAACCCGTATGTGCGCTGGGGAATCGCGAACGGACCAGGCGGCGTGCCCGGGCTCCAGAACGTCACCTATGACGGGACGGAGGACGGAGAGCCTCCGCGAATGTTCGCGCTCTCGCTCGACAAGGTGGGGCTCGAGACGCGGTGCCGGGGCTTTCAGGTTGAGGGCACGTGGGACTTCACGTCCTTCAACCCGGCGCATCCGCTCAACGGCTCGAGCGGGCTGATCGAGGTCTTTTCGTACGAGATCGGCAATCGTAGCGAATCATTCGATGGGTCGCCGATCTTCATCGGACGACATCACAGCACCGGGACGCTGGTGGTCACCATTCAGACCACGCCCGCGTACGGGAATTCCATCACGCCACCCGGGCTGTACGGGCAGGAGTACGCCGGCGCCATCCCTGAACTCGGCATCTTCACGATCAGGGCCACCGGTCAGTTCTCCATCCTCACGGAGACCTCTCCAGGTGTGTGGGCGCCGTCGACAGACGGGTCCGTGCAGGTCTTTGTCAATAACGTTCTCCTCTTTTCGTTTGAAGGTCCGGTCTGGCACGGAGATTCAACCGTCGGCAATCGCACGTGGAATTCCGTTACATGGAAGCAAGTCGGACGCTTCACGAACGCGCGCGTGTGGGACTCCGACGAGTGCGGTTCGGTACCACCGGACGGCACGGAACTCTGCGAATGCGTCCCACCGTCGGGGTCGAATCCGCCGCCCGTGCTTCCGCCGCCGATCACCAATCCTCCACCGCAGGAGGCCGTCCTCGGCGATCCCCTCTCCTGTCTCGGTGGGGGAATCGTCCCGATTCAGGACGACTTCGCGCCGTCTGAAGTCTGGTGGGGCATGTAATGGCGGCCAGGAAACAACCCCACCGCTGGCTGTTCTTCGCGCTCGATACGGTGCCGCAAGGCGACGACGGGCCGATGCTCTTTCGGTGGTCGACGCGACCGATCGTCTACAACGCGTTCCCAGCGTTCATCGAAGGGCGGGTGCCGGTCGACGGCTGGCTGGACATCGTCAGGAGCGCGTCCTCGATGTCGGGGGAGTACAGCGTCGACCACGGCGCGGCCGTGCTGAATGATGCCGACGGGATGATTCGTGCGTTGCTCGCCGAATACTCCACGCAGTGGTTTCTGAAGCGCCAGGGGCACTTCCTCCTCCTCAGCGACCAGGCGATTCGCGCCGGTCTCTTACCGCCGCGGATTCTCCTCTGCGGGAAGTGCTCTGACGTCCAGTTGCTCGACGATCGGAAGGCACAGACCGAATTCGAGGACGTCTTCGCGCCATATCTCGATCGCCTCTACCCGCAATACACGCTCGGCGATGCGTACCCCTACCTCTTCGAGGGTGACGACGTCACCGATGTCGACACGATCGACGAGAACGACCCGAATCTGCAGATTCCGCGCGCGTTGCGCGATCAGGTGCTTTGCATCTACTACGGGCCGCAGGTCGAGACCCGTCAGGACCCGGTCACGGGCGTCGCGGTGCAGGAGCGCATGTGCCCGCTGTTCTTCATGGGCTTTCTGGCCGGCAACTTCGGCGATGCGCCGCCGGACGCCGGCGAGTTTCCGCCGGAGCTCGCCTCGCTGATGTCTCCATTCGGACCGGAGGAGCACTGGGGGAACTGGGGGGAGGTCGTCCTCGGCGCCGGCGAACTGGAAGTCCCTGCGGTGGCCGTGAGCAATCTCGCGGAGAAGCCAGAACCCGTCATCTTGACCGAGGACCGCTACGGCGTCGACGCGCTCTTTCCGGGTCACGCCGGCTGGCCGTTCGCGACGAACTACGTCATGCGGAACGGCTTCAAGTTGACCGTCGGGTATCTCCGCGGCCCGGTCCTCTGGCATCACATTACGGGGATCTGTCAGGCGACCGCCGACACGTGCGGCTGGCCGAGTTTCGACGAGGAGACCTTCGAAGACACCGATCCGATCGACCAGGCCGGCTTCGGCTGGCAGAGCTTTCTGTCGGAGCACGTCCTGGCGCACGACGGGGCTGGGTTCACCAGCGGGCCGCAAGTGGGACTGCCGCTGTTCGATCCGACCGTCGACATTGACCGCGCGATGATCTGGACCTCGAAGATCCAGGCGTGGCAGGCGATGACGGCGGCGCGGTTGCTCACCGAGAAGGGCTACCTGATCTCGATGGCGCTGACGAAGCCGACACGGCTCCGCGAGATCCTCCGCACTTTCAACGTGTCCTTCGATGCGTTCCACGCGAAGAACAGCGCCGGTCAGCACTTTCTCTTCAGCCTTGACGATACCGCCTCGGCAAGCGATGGGCGGGTTGTTCGTGAGCGGATCCAACTCCTCACGCTCCCCGCGCCGCGCATCGATTGGCCAGCGATCGAAAACGAGATCGACTTCACCTACGGATGGGACCCGAAGCGCGACGCGGCGCGGACGATCACGATCACGGTCCGTGATCAGCCGTCCATTGATGCGCTCGACGGCGACGTGCGGAAGGTCGACGGCGTCCGGAGTCTGGCCTACACCGCGAACGACGCGACCGCGCGCGATGTCATGGGGCGCCGGTTGCTTCGCGTCCGGAATGCCCCGAGGTATCAATCGCTGCCGCTCCGGACTGAGGGCGTCGACCTGGAAATCGGGGAACAGGTGCGGGTTTCGCATCGCGACGGCATCGGGCCAGCCGGTGTCGGGTACGACCTGCGGCCGATGGTTCAGATGAAGTCGACGCACCGCGGCGACGACGTCACCTGGGAAGCGTTCGACGTGGGCCAGATTCTGGCGAGCACCGGCCATGTCGGGTCGGACGAGATGACCGACTGGGAGAGCGCGACCGACGAGGAGCGCGCGTTGTACTTCTTCGCCACCTTCGATGACGGGACCGTCCCTCCTGACGGCGTCCGCGGTCTGGAGATCAGGTAAATGCCGTCGTTTATATCGCTGCCCACGAAGACGCCTGGCGATGTGATTGAGGCGTCGTACCTCAATCGCATCAAAGATGATCTCGACAACCACGAGGAGCGCGTCGTCGACCTCGAGGCGGCCGTTGGCTCTGGCGGCGTCACCGGCCCGGTCTCCTCGACCGACAACGCGATCCCGCGGTTCGACGGCGTGGGCGGGGCCACGCTCCAGAACTCCGGCATCACGATCGCCGACGGGGCATCAGGCACGCTCGCCGGCAGCAATAGTGGCGACGTCACGCTGGACGGGACGCCCACCTATTTGACGATCGTCGGCCAGCTCATCACCCGCGCGCTGATCAATCTCACCTCGCACGTGAC